GACTTATTATTTTATTTCTAGTCATAATTGTAACTTTTTCTTTTTCTCTTTGAGATTCTGAAGAATCGCTTTTGTTGTTTGAAGACAGGCCTAATGTGGATGGAGAAATAATTCCCATTGATATTGTCTTAATCTTTTCTATTGCATTATCATTATATTGACTAAAATCTAGCTTTGGCTGAGTTGTTGTTATTCTATCTGATATATCTCCATCGCCATTATTAACAGAATCTAATTTAATAAATTGTCTATTGAATATATGAGTTAATGTCCCTTTTCCGTTTTTCTTACCGTGACTTAATAAATCAGACGGAATATATTCAACAGGTGTTGAAACTCTAGTGGTTTGAGAATTTTGAGACATATTTAAATCTAAATCATCAAATAACGCTATTTTGCCCTGAAAAATAGATGCACCATATTCTTCATTCTGCGGATCATATATTATTCTGCAAGGCACTCCAAGAACTTCATTTAATCCTTCTATTTTTAAATCTTTATATTCGCTTAAATCTGGTATTGTGCTTAATGGTACTTTAGTTAAAAAGTTATTATCTGATAGTTCATATAGTTCATATTTTATATAACTATTCTGGTTTCTTTTACTTCTTGTTTCGTATAATACATAATTTTTATCTTTATACGAATAAAAATCTATATAAATAATTGCAATTAGAACATTTGATTTACATATAAACTTAACGTTTTTAGCTGTATAATATTGTATTATGGGAAAATTAGAAAGACTTTTATTAGCGTTTATTTTATATGCACCATATCCTTGAACCAAAGTCATTGGAAGTTGAGTTGAACTAAATAAGTCTAATAAATTATTATTTTCAGCTATTTCTTTTACTCTTTTATCTATTTCTTTGTCATTGCAACTGATATCAGGAGTACCAACTATGCTAACTAAAATATCAATTATTGCTTTAGGAACTCCTGAATGTACTCTCTTTAAGTCTTTTTCAACAGAAGAAAGTCCCCAAAAATAATTTTGTCTATTTCTGTTATATATTGGATTTTCATAATTTCCATATATTTGTTCATTGGTATAATAATTAAGAAATTCATTTTCATCTCCAATATACCAAATCATATATTCATCTATTGCTTGATTTCTTAAATCATCAATGTCATTTATATAAGTGAATCTCTTGTTATTTGGATTTTCGCTTAATTCTTTTCCATTAGATAAACTATAAATAATCTTTTTGATTCTGTCTATAATATACATTGAAAAAATCTCCTTTATTTAATTATACATTATTTATTTCAATTATTCTACAAGTTAATTTGCTTTGAAAGATGAATATCTTATTTGTCTCTTATATAAAGACACCCAACTATATTCCCAACCATTTATAGCGTGATCATTTCCATCTTCTCTTACTTTATTCTTTTTTCCACCTCTTGCAGATTTTAATTCTCTTATTAAATTTTTACAATTTTTACTTATAACTAATTCAGAGAATCCCATTATAAGTCTTATATATCTTACACGGATATGTATCGGTATTTTAGTACTAGGCATAAATTTGAAATTATATAATCCTTTACTGTTAGCTAGATAAGTTAGGCCTTGTCTAAAACCAATATCAGCATTGTCAACATAAATGGGTACTATTCCTTGCATTAATACATCATCGCATCTAAATTTATCTTGCCACATTTGAAGTTTTAATATAATTTCTTCCATTATTTCAGGAGCGCCTTTAGATATTAATTGCTTTTCATTTGAATAAAAATATTCATCTATTGCACATAATTTTTGACAGTCTTCGCTTAATCCTGACAATACCATTGTAGTAGCGCTCTTTATTTTATCATTTTTGCTGACTTTTCCTTGCCCGTCACTTAAACCAGTATCTATTCCGATAGCATATCTAGAATATGGCATTGTATTAACTATTTGAGGAGGTTGAACAATTTTATTTATACTAGTTATAAGTTCTGGATATGTAGCACCTTGTGTATTGCCCCATATTCCCATTGCTTCTACTTTCCATATTTCTGGTGCGTTTTCTTTTAATTGCTCCATTGCATTATCATAAATATCTTTATCTCTAAATTCATTTATTTTATAATTTGATTTATGTAAATATAGTCCTTTGCCATAATCTATATATAAATTTTCGTTTTTGTAATCCATATATGTATGGTGCATCATATATTCTAGATTATCTTCAAGTCTGTCTTTGAAAAAGTGAGAATATATCCAAGAATCATTATCCCACGGGTTTAAGCAAAATGTTATTTGATGAAATAATCCATCTGGTAAATCTCCACGAATTGTGCCATCTACTTTTCTCCAAGCATCATAATCAGTAATTTCTGATGCTTCTTCTACATAAACATCGGTTAAATATCCATGTCTAACAGTTGTACTAGTTATTTTTTCCGGATTGCTCATTCCGTCGAAAATAATAACCTGTCCTGTGGCTTTATATGTTATTCTCATTGTACTATTATTTATATTAAATTCGCTTGTAAGACTAATCTCCGGATTATTTATGTCTGGAGTGTCTATTAATCTTGTTATAACAGCAAATGTACTATTTTTATTACTGCCTGCAACATTTCGTATTATCAATACATTTCTTCTTGGATCTGATAATATTTTGCATAAAACTTCTAATCCAATGATTACATATGATTTTTTTGTATTTCTTGCTCCAGCAAATACTCTATATCTGCAATGACAATTTTTAAACCATCCGTTTCCATATCCTTTGCCAATCAATTTTGCAAATGATAATATACGAAGTCTATTATTGTTTTCATCGAAATTATCCATTTTATGCTCTTTTTTTATAAATCCTTATTATTTATTATCATCTTCTTCTTTTACATCATTTATAAATTCTATTCTAGATGTATTTTCTTGCTCAACTTTATCTTTCCACCCACATATATTTTTCATAGCCCATATTAGAGTTATGGTATCTCCATTAAGCGCTTTTTTAAAACAAGCCCTTTTTAAACTTACCTTCCCATTTGCACTAAACATTTCATTAGCTTCATTAAAATCCATTCCGTATGCATATTGACAAAATCTATCTATAGTTCCAGGTGTTACTCTAAAAAATCCAGCTATCTCTCTCTTGGAACACTGCATAGAACAAAGGTTCTCAAAATTCGACTTATCTATAGATTGGTATTTCGCATTTCTCGCTATCGGCTTTGTATGATTTTTCACCCCCGCCGCATTGGTCTTTCTATTCATCGTGCTACCTCCATATAAGAGCGCTACAGCCCCGTTTATTAGATTGTAGTACATTTATATATAGAAATCAAATGCTAATCGTTACAAGGCTTGTACTAAGATGAAATTGTATAGATTAATTTAGGAGATCTAAGATGGTCTAAGATATATGTTTATAACATCAAATATATTTTAATTACTAAGCTATATATAATTAAATATTATTTATTATTCACATACATATTATTATTAATATTATTTATAGTATATATATATATATATATATTATATTAAGTAATAGTATACTATTGTTATTATTAATATTATCTTTTAGTATATTATGAAATATAATTATTAATACTACACATATAATATATAATAAAATAATTATTACTCAATAATAATAATAATAAATATAATAGTATTATTAATATAATATCTAAAAAATAGAAATAATAATAATATAATACAAATAGTATTAATATTATATATTAATCTAACAATCTAACGTATTATGTTGTATTGTGTCGCGTTATGTTGTATCATATAATTAATGAAAGGGGAATCTATTAGATTCCAGAAGGTGAATATTATGACAAAAGAAGAATTACAAGAAATGTTTGATGCTGATGAATTGAGCGAAGAAGCTTTAAGCGTAATCGAAAATGTTTTAAATAACAATAAAGATTTAGAAGATGATGATGAAATTGATGATGAAAAGATTTTTCAAGAAGTAGACAGCGCTTTGATTTACTACAGTGACGCTTATAATTATCTTAGCCAAAATGTCCCACAGGGGGACTTTAGCGATGCCATCAACGAATACGGAGCCAAAACCGCCACCGATATAGCAGCTTATTATTTAATTCAGGAAATATTAGGCTAATAATTAGCTAATAGAAAGGAAATAAAATATTATGAAAA